CACCGAAGTTTTATGTCGACGACTTCGGGACGTCCCTGACGTTCTAAGTGCTTAACGTCCGCATAAGGCTCAAGCCCTTGCTTCAGAAACACTTTGAGCAAGGCACCAACACCACTCACATTGGAAGCGGGTGGCTTGGACACGCTCACATATCCCCTAACCAAAGGGCGATGTAGGCGTGGACACTGCCTCTCCTCCTGATAAGGAAGAAAGGAGTGCCTACCTAGCACTGGAGACGTTGGTTCGACAATCGGGAAATGGGGAAGTACTTCCTCAATCGTCCGATCCAACCAACCACATGTTCTCCACAAACCAACCTTGTACAGTTGGTTGCGCAGAGACACGAGGCTGATAATCTCCTCTACGTCAGCACGTGATGAGGGAAAGACACGACGAACACGGACAGGAGTAACATCCATGCCGTCAAAGTAGTCGCCCCCACAAGACTCCCGGAATTTGCCATTCCAGAAAGACTTGTTAGTATTGACTCGAAACCCTATGGCCTCGAGAAAACTAATCACGTGGCGCACATGTTCTACGGGGACGATGATATCGTCTCCGTAGACGCGTACCGACCCACGTAAGGCCAAAACATCCTTACGTGTAATGCGGCGGTTGAGCGACTGTTCAATCCCACAGTAGACAGCGGTTAAGAAAACCATTGCCTCAATGGGAAAGCACAGCGCTGAACCCATAGACGCGAACTTGGTAAGGGGTATAACCCCATGACCAGGTACTTCGGCCTTCGTTGATCGCGTCGCCATGACCGCCTCTTTAACAAGGGGCCAATTAGCGAGGAGATTAACTACATGCCGAATCGAGACACGATCGGAAGCTTCACTCAGATCGAGTGTTGCAAGAGATCCATTTCTGGATCCCAACTGCGCCAGACGCCTATTTGGCATCTGGTCGGAGAAACCGATCTGACCGTGGACAACGTTGTGCCGGCTGTTCTTGCCGACGCGCTGTTGCTCACAAAGGTCAACGAGTTCAAGCGAAAGAGCCTGCTGCGTGTATTGCATGCAGGTTGGCTCGATCGCGATGATCCTCGGTGTCTTGAGCGTTTTAGGGACGGATATGACCTTAACAGGCCGCTCCGAACCAGGTTCGAGGAAGTTGACATGCTCCAACTCGCTGGCATACCGCCAGTTTGGGAGGGCATACTCCAGGAAGGAGAAGCCACTCTCTTCGAGTCTAAGGGGCCACTCGCGCTGGTCGTACTTCGCGTTTCCACGAAGACGGTCAGCAGTGGCCCCTGGGCCATGCCGAGGGCGGAGAGGTCCTTCGTAGAGCTTGTTTTCAAGTTCACTCAGGACATCCGCGAACAGCAACGCAGCAACCCTTTGGAACTGTAAATACAGTTCATCAGGGCCGTACAAGGCCGCGTTGACAACTTCCTGCTCACACTTGACATAGCTGCTCATAGCGTCTTTTAGACGTGCATCGCTGCACTCTAAAAGAATCTTCCCAAAAGCCATAGTAAGTTGGCGTATTGCGAAGATGCAATCTATGTTAGGCTGGTCAAGCAACCGACCACTAGCAGAGTCAAAGACTTGACTCAGGAAACCTCCCAGGAAAACTGGAAGGGGCCCTTTCTTTCCGTGGTGGAAACCAGGGAAAGAACTGGAGTCAACCTTCTTCGCTTCCAAGCTTCTTTCGAAGCTCTTCGCGAAAGTAGGAAGGGTGATTGTCAGGAAAGACAATCCCTCGTCAGAGACTCTTCTCTCGACAGTTTTGATGTCGAGAGAGGCACTAGTGCAACATATCATGGCTAATTCATTAGCCATGAACCTCCAGAGAGTTTTTAGGCTTTTCATCCTGCCTCCATTCATATTGGGGGTCGGGAGTCCAAAGTCAAACTCCCTCAGTCGTACCCAGACTCTCGTTCGAGAAGACGGGCAATGTCGCGGTCGTCAAGATCATCGACGAGCAAGCCGATGATGAGTTCCACGACACAGTTAACGCGAAGCCGAGAACTGACCAACTCACAAATCGTAAGATGGTAGTCAAGTGGCGAGTGTGAATCGCCTTCGACGTCCGCCATGATTGGCGGCTCAGTTCTCGCCACCCAGAAGCTGGGTGACCTTCGAACCCGAAGAAGCAGTGAGATACCCAGTGAGGGCATCCACGATCTGCTTCTGCTCAGCCACGGTGAAACCCGTGACCGGGACGTCAACGACAATGTAAGCACTCATAGAGTACTTAGTGTTGTCGCTAGTAAAGACGTCCGGAGCAATCTTCGAGTAATCAAGACGGAGCTGGCGACGCACTCGATTCCCGTACTGATGGGAAACAGAGAGCTTCACAGTGGCGTCATCCTTCTGGAAGACGCCCGAATTCGTTCCGCTAGAAATACGCGGAAGAGAATTCGCAACCGCATTGATCGTAACAGACTGAGGGTCGGCAAAAGCCATTTGACAATTCTCCTTTGGGAGGATGGTGGTTAACCATCGTTTTATAACTCAGCATGGTTTTCACACTGAGAGCGGCTTAGTCGACACTACGTTCGGGTTATCCCGAGCGCAGCGAGGACAGCGGCCTGTCTACCAGTTAAGGTAGAAAAGGCAGCACCAAAGCCATAAGGATTTGCACGGATACGCTTGCAGCGTTTCATAATCGACCTACGGCCGACAGAAACGCCCATGCATATGCCAGTCCGCGAAGTCTCGATAGACTGCATGGACATAGCATAACCGTATTGCAAAGCCAAGCCGTCAGTACCAAGTGCAGAGATGTTTGCAAAAACATCTCCTGCATTGGTATACCAATCGACGGCCCACGACCACGGAGCCAAGTTCCATAGGACTTCAGGAGTCATCCTGATGCCATAGAGCTTGCTGGCCTCAGAGGACCAGTAGGAGAACTTCGAAGGCAGGTCTACAGGTTCAGGTACATAGTATTTAAATGCACCATTGAACCAAGACTCTGACTTCGATACTTGAACTCCTGTTCCGTTGGTGATGAACCCTTGCACTCTACTAGGATTGGGAATGAACCAATCGTTATAAGTAGAAGTGCCAGTAGATTCATCTCCGTGATATCCCACCCGCGTCTTCTTCCCAGATCCCTTACGGTACTGGGACCAGACGTGTTCGGACTGCTTAACAGCCTTTGCAAGGTTGTTAACCTCAGAAACCAAAGGTTTCCAACCAAACTCATAATTCAGGTACTCAGAGCCCGCAGCTTTTGCGAGTTGAGTACGATGTTTCATGGTTTGGAGTCCGAACAAGGAGGGTACGCCCTCTCTAATGAGTTCGGCGCCGGTAACGGCGACGTCCGCAGAAGAGGAGGTTGGAAGGCACTTAGACATCATGGAAGTTCCAGTGATGCTAAGTTCGTCGTCACTTGGTCCAGATGGCATGTCTATCTTAGACCAAGTGCCGTACTCGCCACCAATGGTGAATTGGCCCTGGTAGAGACTGTTATTCACGTTCCCACCGAAGAGTTCTTCAGTGGTTTTGAACATGTACCAGGCTCCACCATCATCGCCACTCGTATTAAGAGGGAAATGATTGTTGGTATACATATCAATCGTATTACCAGCAAGGTTCCATTCACCCGTATTCCAGCCAAGGTTGGTTGAACGACGCCAACGGTACTTAAAAGGACCGAGGTACGTCGTCTTCTTCAAAGTTGGCATGGAAATATCACTTTCGTGGATGGTAGTACAATAAACTGCACTAGTGCTGGGAGCCCCTTTG